CGTCTGCAAAGAGGTACTTAGAGCAGTTCATTTCGCATACTATAGTTTTCATTTCTTATCCTTCCAATAGGATTGAGGTTGATGATAAAGCCCTGCCCGCAGGGACAGAGGAAACTGTTGTTGATAAAGTGCCGTCATCTTGGACGTAGTAGTCTGAGCCTGTTGTAAGGCTAGATACTTTATCACTAACCCCACCCTGCACAATCACTGCGCCTGTGGCTGTATCGGCTATAGCTTGGTCTGTTATGCCTATGAAGTCGGCTGAGTTTGTTGAGTAAGCTGTATACACAAAAGCATATCCCGCGTATGGGGCAGTGCCTTCTGCATATAGAATTATTGTTTTTCCTGAATCAGGATCATATGTAGCATCACTAGCGGTAGTCCCTGCTGAAGCATAAAAATTATTTACAGCTCCAAATGTTATTGCATTTCCAGACACAGTTAAGGTTAATGTTGATCCAGTAGTAGTATTGTCAAAGGCTATAATATGAGAGTTTGATATAACCGAATAAGCTGCTCTAATGTAATCGCCTGTTGAACTGCTTGTTGCTTTACTACCAAGCGTTATATCTGTTCCGGAAATTGTAGCAGTTCTTGCAGCTATAGTGTTGCCCACCTTAAATATAAGAACCGTCTTTTCTGCCTGTACATCATAAGTTGCGGCATTAAAATCGCCCATATTGCTAGACTCAACAGTTACAACAGCTCCGTATGATATTGCAGTCCCAGAAATTGTAGCGGTTAAAGCATAACCAATATTAGTATTTCCGTCCCTCCATAAAATTATACTCTTTTGTGCAACAGGATCATAAACACAGGCTATATCTTCATCATAGCCCGTAGCAAATTGATATTCAGACCCATAAGAAATGCTTGTCCCTGAAACAGTGCCTACTATTGCTGTTCCGTTATTACCCGCACCATCATCTCTATACGCTATCAAAACTTTTTGTGCATTAGAGTCATAAACTATTGCAGGATCAACAGTAGTTGCTGAGTTAAAAACTACCTCTGAGCCAAAAGAAATTGAAGTTCCTGAAACAGTTCCAACTACGGCTGTGCCTCTGCTAGAGTTTGAATTATCTCTATAAACAATTACAGTTTTTCCTGCATTTACATCGTATGCGCTATCGCAAAAAGTTGTAGTGCCACTATTAAATATAACAGGTGTGCCAAAAGATATACTGCTTCCTGAAACAGTTCCTACTCTTGCAGTTCCATAGCTTGAGTTTCCTTCGTCTCTGTACGCTACTATTACTTTGTCATTAGCCGTATCGTAACAAGACGTTAAAGACGATGCTTGATCTGTCTCAAACGCTGTAGCAGTTCCATTACTTTGTGATGTTTCACTAATACTACTAACAGTCCCATCGCTTTTAAGCGCAACAGTAACTCCACTACCCAATGTGCCACTAGCCACGAACGATGCTGACTTTGCTCCTGCTCCGGCAGGTAGTAACTCACTCAAATTGCTCATGTTGTGTAATCCAAGTTAATGCTAGTGGAGGACAGGGCTTTGCCTGCTAGTACGTCTGAGGCTGTGGTGGACAGGCTTCCGTCTGTTTGGACGTAGTAGGTAGAGTTAGCCGTGAGTCCTGTGACGTTGGTAGAGATACCGCCTTTGATTGTCACCGAGCCAGATGCAGTGTCCGAGATGGCAGCGTCTGATATGCCTATGAAGGAGGTATTGTTTGCTGATGCGTTTTGAAACACTATAGATGTTCCGTAGTTAGAATTACCAACATCTCTATAGGCTATAAATACTTTATTTGAAGTAGAGTCAAAGGTGGACGCAATAAATGCAGATTCTGCTGCTTCAAATACAACTGGCGATTCAAAAGAAACACTTGTGCCACTGACCGTTCCTACAGCAACTGTGCCATATTTTGAGTTTCCGCCGTCTTGGTATGCAATTACTATTTTGTTTGCATTTGAATCAAAAACTACAGAAGTATCGTCTGCTCGGATAGCTGCAAAAATAACTGCCGTCCCGAAACTTATACTTGTGCCGCTTACTGTGCCTACAATGGCTGTGCCTTTGTTTGCATTACTTCCATTTTGATAGGCTACGACTATTTTGTTTTCGCTAGAATCAAAAGCTGAAGAAATATCATTAGTAGCGCCTGAATTAAAAATAACTGCCGACCCAAAACTAATTGTATTTCCACTTACCGTACCTACAACAGAAGTACCGTAAGATGAGTTTCCGTCATCTTTAAAAGAGATTACTATTTTATTGGAATTTGAATCAAATACTATGGTCATTTCTTTGGAGTTTGAACTTTTAAAAACAAATTCTGAACCAAAAGAAATGCTCGTCCCGCTAACAGTACCTACTACAGCTGTACCGTAATCTGAGTTTCCAGAATCTTGATAGACAATTACGACTTTATTTGAATTAAAGTCAAAGGTAGCTGCAACGTGTGCCGAGTAAACTGCATTAAAAACACTTTCAGAGCCAAAAGAAATACTTGTTCCACTTACTGTTCCTACGATTGCTGTTCCGTAGTTTGCGTTGCCGCCGTTTCGGTAAGCTATAACTATTTTATTATTGCTAGAATCAAATGTTACTGAGTTGTCGTTAGTAGCTCCTGAGTTAAAAACAACCGCCGAACCAAAGCTAATACTTGTTCCTGATACTGTGCCTATTATTGCAGTGCCGTAGTTAGAATTGCCGACATCTCTATATACTACAATTACTTTATTACTACTAGAATCAAAAGATGTTGCTATATTATCTATGGAGGCAGCTTCAAAAACTACAGGGCTTCCAGTAGCTTGCGAAACACTAGCAACCGCTGTAACAGTCCCATCAGCCTTCAACGCAACAGTAACCCCATTGCCAATAGTCCCAGACGCTACGAAGCTAACTTGCTTGCCACCCGCACCCGCAGGTAATAAATCTGTCAGATTACTCATGTCAAATCCATCATGTTAATCGTGGTTGCGGAGATTGCTTGGCCTATTTTAACAGCACTTGAAGTAGTGGATATAGAGCCGTCATCCTGAACGTAGTAATCAGAGCCTATGGTCAAACCTGTCTGCGCTTCGTTAATCCCACCGTAGACGTTTACAGCGCCTGTGGCTGTGTCAGAGATTGCTTCGGCTGTTATGCCTATAAAGTCGGTGTTGTTTGTTTCGTTATAAGCAAGCCGAATTACATTGGCCGTTCTATATATGTTTGAGCTGTTAGCTAAATAACCGACAACATTAACTTTAGCCGTGTCGTCGTATACAGAAAACAAACCATATTGATTTGCTGTGGCTGAATTAACAGTGTCATTAGCGTCTACAGTAATTGCAGAGCCGGAAACAGTCATTTCTATTCCGTGGTTAGAGCCGCTGCTATAAGTAACTAAAGCATAAGCCTTGTTTGCGGCCGCGTTCCAACTAATAGAAGACTGCGTTATTTGACTACTAGCTAATGTGTATCTAGTGTTGCTTACGTCTATCGTAGAGCCGTCCCACTCAATAATTTGAGCATACGCATAATCACTTAAAGACGCGCTACCTCTCCAAGTAAAAATATGGCTGTTCGTGTTTGGTATATGGCAGGCAGAAGTTTCGTGGGTACCCCCCGCGTTTAGCCCGCCAGAGCTATATTGATACCCCGAGTTATAAATTAAAGAACCGCTGCTATTAAAGTAGCCAATAAGCGCATAACCACTATCATTTGAAGAAAGACTGCAATTAATTAAAACTTGCTCAACAACTGGATCGTAAGAAATTCCTCCGCTAAACTTCCAAGGATTTGTTGTGTTTAAAGTACCACTACTCCAACTAGTTGAGCCTCCGGAATAAGTGGCTTTCGACCAATACAGTCCGCTGCTACCACTGTAAAGAAAATAGCTGCTTCCCGTTTGAGGATTAAAAAAACCTTCTACTACATCTGTTTGGAAAGACCAACCTGTTCTTAAACTTGCGCTACCCAAACTTGTTAAGGTAGTGCCTGATATAGAAAAAGAATAACCTATTAAATTAGTACCTGTCGGATGCGCTAAAGTTAAAATATTATTAATGGAGTCATAAGCTAAACCGGATATTCTGTTAGTGCTTGAGTCGCTTCTGTAAACTAGTTGAGACCCAAAAGAAATCGAAGTTCCACTAATAGAACCAACAACAACAATTGATCCGCCGCTGCTTAAGTTTTTTGCTTGGATAACAATTTTACTATCGCCTATAGATACTCCGCTAAGATATAAAGACCTTACAGAATCAACCGCAGTGCTTGATCCTATACTTCTTGAAATACTTGTCTCAGCAACAGCCTCAACCGTCCCATCAGCTTTTAGTACAACAGTCTGCCCAGAACTCAAAGTCCCAGACGCAACAAAGTCTACAGCGTTCTGTCCGCCGCCTGTCGGCAGCAATTCCGACAAGTTACTCATTTATACGCTCCAACCAATAGTGCCATCAATGTAGGTCATTGTGATTTCTGCGTAGTTCTTATCAAAGACCAGATCAGTTGCAGAGGCTGCGATGTTAGAGCCGTTACGCCCTACAGTGAATGTAGTAGTCGCTGCGTCACCTGTGCCGTCCTTAATCGTTACCGTGTCACCTGCGCTTGGGGTAGCAGGTAGAGTGATTGTAATACCGCCTGCACTGGCTACGATGAACTCGCCTACGTTGGCTGTGTAGCTTGTACCTTTGAGGATTGGCAAAGCGTTCTTGGAGTCTAGCTGAGTTTGTATAGGGCTAGTCACGCCATCTGTATAGTTTAGCTCAGTCGCTGTGCCAGTGTAGTCAGAGATTTGACTAACTGTTACTGAGGTTGCTACTGGTGCGACACTCACCCAAGCTGCGCCGTCATACACTTTCATCGCGTCTGAAGTGGTGTTGAAGTACAAAGCGCCTTCCACCAAAGCACCGCCTTGGTTGTCCACTGAAGGATCAGAAGCCTTCTCACCTAAGTATCTGGCATCAAACTCGTCATACTTGTCACTAGCTGCTGTGGCTGATCCTGCCGCCGCTGTAGCCGAATTGGCTGCATCTGTAGCTGAACTTGCTGCCGCTGTAGCTGAGCTCGCTGCATTGGTCTCGCTGGTAGATGCGTTAGAAGCGCTTGTAGAGGCCGCTGACGCGCTAGAAGCCGCATTAGTCTCACTGGCAGCCGCTGCACTCTCTGAGGCCGCTGCTGCCGTTTCTGAGGCCGCTGCCGCCGTCTCGCTGGCTGCCGCATTGGTTTCGCTTGTAGAAGCCGCACTAGCACTTGCCGCTGCGTTTGTTTCAGAGGTAGATGCTGCGCTGGCACTGCTTGCCGCTGCTGTCTCAGATGCCGCTGCGTTAGTCTCGCTTGTGGCTGCATTAGAGGCTGAGGTAGCCGCATTAGTTTCGCTAGTAGCCGCTGCTGATTCACTAGCTGCCGCTGCTGTCTCTGACGCTGCTGCCGCTGTTTCAGACGCTGCTGCATTGGTCTCTGAGGTAGCCGCTGCATTCTCGCTAACTAGAGCCGCTGCCGCACTCGCCGCTGCTGCCGTAGCACTTGCCGCTGCTGCTGCACTTGTACCCACCCAGTAAGTAGGTGAGGTTGCAGGATCGTTGCCAGTGTTAGCATTCTGGAGAGAAGTATAGAGAATACCGTCTGTACCGACTGCGTTCTGATCCTCTGCGTAAGTCGCCGTGGCTAACCATGCAAAACTCAGCAATACCCAGTACGCTGTCTGAGTAGAAGGGTTCTGGTTTAGGTTAGAACTTTGTAGAGATTGGTATTGTTCACCGTTATAGGTAACCATTGCGCCTACTTGGTAGGTGATGCCCTGGTTCCACTCGACAGAGTAGAGGAGCGTCCAGAATCCTGAGCTCGTTACCGGGTTGTTATTTTGATTGCCGTTCTGTAAAGATCGATAGAACACCCCATCAGACCCCAGGACCACATCATTGGCACTGTAGATCTTAGTAGCCACCCACTCATCACCGAAGTCGGTAGCAGTCTCACCTACCGGGTCCCGGACTAATATCTGTACGTCTGAGTTAGTCGTCAGGATAGCCTTGGCAACACCGTCGAAGAAGATGTTGGGCTGTCGGCCGGCCGCAGTTAAGATCACCGGGTTAGTATTGGGGATCGACTGGTTAACGTCCGAATAGGTAGTCTTTAGAGTAGTAGTGCCACTCTCATAGAAGTAGACCTTGCCGTTGACTAATGGGTCGCCAGCGTCGTCCAGGTACTGTGTGTCTAAATCGCCAAATCGAGCCATTATTGTCCGTCCTCACCAAATAGGTAATTTGCTAGGCCAACAGATAATATTCTGGCCGATGTTTGTTCTGGGAGAGTTTGCATCCATTGTTTAAATACTGGCTTCGTAGCAAGCTGATCCATAAGCCTGGTTGTTTCTTGCCCCTGGGCCCCACGAAATACCAAGCGTTTAAATACAGGGTCCACCATAAGATCTGTGGCTGCGCCAAGAGTATCGGTGTCTGCTGATTTTAAAACTGATGCCAGAGGGCTTCCCACCATAGGTATCATTGGAAGCATTTGCTGAATAAATCCCTGGTCACTATCAAGCATCCCAAGAGCCTTTGTGACTCCCGTTGGTGGAACGGCCTTTAATGAGCGATCCAATCCTTTAGACACAGTAGCTAACGCCTCAAGATATTCTGCCGCACCTTCTGGCATATATTTTAACAGAGTTTCCTTTGCTGTTTTGTTTCTGCTTAACTTATCCCACCACGAAGAAAAACCACCGGCCGATAACTGAGATTGACTCCTTGCGCCAGATGTAAACGCAGAATTCATTGCAGAAACCACTGCTTGGGCTTGCATTTCTGGAGGCAAAGCATCCATTGTTTCAACAAACTTTTGAATCTTTCCTCTAGATAATTGCGGAAGAGCTCCGGTTATCTTTGGCATTATGTCGCCGGCAAGATCCTTTCCCATTAACATTTGATTAATGCTTTCCAGCTCTTTTCTTTGCGCTACCAAGGGCCTGACAATATCAAAGTCTTTTGCTGCCTCTGGATTTATCCTGGCAAGGCTTGCTCTTTGAGAATCAAGCAAAGCAAGCTCAAGCTCTCCTAGCTCAAACTTCTTCTCGCCCGGATAAGTGCCAGGTTGTGATCGTTGCATCTCGCCTATCAGTTTTCTTTGCTGATCAAGATATCCGTAAGTAAATGGAATATCTTCAGACTTAGCAGCCTTGTATAGCTTCTGCTCATTGGGGCTTAGTCTAGACATCCCACCCAGCTCTTTGGCTTTCTTCTCAAGAAAGTCTATTAAAGGCAATGGATCAACAAAAGTCTCTTTGGGGACATTTATACTGATAGCATCGTACAGTCCTCTGGCCTGAGTGCGGAGCCCTTCAACATTATCAATAAGCTGGTCTTTTATCTCCATGCCTACTGCTACCTGATCAATGTCTCCACCAAACCTGGTTATAAACTCATCTGCCTTAGCCGCAACATCTTCTATTGCTTGCTGTCGCTGAACCCCCAAGGAGCTTGCTGGCGCGTTTGCCAGGGCTGATTCTAGGCTTATATATTGCGGGTTTCCAGAAACAGCACCCATAGGAAGAACCTCTTCTAGAGGTCTACCAGCTTCGGTAACGCCAAGCGTCCTAGCTGCCTGTATGGTCTCTTCTTGAGGCTGTATTAGTTGTGACGCCTGTTGCATCTGTGTGGTGGGAGCAGCCTCTGTTGCCCTTCCAGATGTGCGAACCATTTCTGCTACTTGGTTTACGGCCTGTTGCTGATCCTCTGGGACATCAGCTCTTGCGGGAATATTTCTATTTCTTACCGCTTGATATGCCATAGGAATAGCGTCTGCTGCAACAGAAAAACCACCCGCCATCAAAGGCTCTGCTGGGTTAAATTCTCCTCCGAACGCAGACTGAGTCGCCTCTATCCCGCCCTGAATCAACCCCTCAGCTAGAGCTCGGCCACCCATGCTGGGTAATCTGCCAGCCGGGATCGCCGCTGTCATTGCCGTGGTCATTTGACCAACATCTGCCATAGATAGGCCAGGATCATTTAAAGAGATTATTTTGTTTGTTGCTCTGTTTATTGCAACAACCTTATCTTTTCCAGAGTCGTCACGCGACACCTGGATTCCGATGTTTGGATCAATCCTAGATAATATATTACCAAGCTCGTAAGGGTCGGGAGTGAATTGAGCAAGAGTAGTAATTGCCGCAGCCTTAACCGGGTCTTCGTCCGTCAAAATAGTCCTAAACGCGCCCTCTGGAGCCTCTAAGTAAGCTTCCTTTCTAGAAGTGCTTAATCGAGATCGTTCTTCTATGTCTTGAGGGGTCTCTACCTGGCGAGTCCCTACTTGGCTAAACCCAGAAGGCATAGTCTGGGTTCTGCCTTGAGGAGAAACAGGTATAACCCCTACTTGCGTAAATCCTGGAGGTAAAGCCATGCTATTGCCCTGCGTAATTTAAGATTAACATTTGCCCGGGATTCTCTGGATCAGGAATTGAATAATCACCTGGAGGCAAAGTACCCGCTGCTGCTCTTGCGTATATTTCTTCTTGTGACATTGGCGCTGTTGAAGGCTCTTGATTACCAGAAACAAGATCCTGTATCTTTTTAAGAGATTTCATTCTCCTTGATTCAGGGTCAAAGAATGATCTCATCATTGCACTAGGAGCCTGAAAGTTTGTTGCCGTGCTTTCTAAATCAGAGTAGCCGCTCATGATAGACGGAATTGCCGCTGCGGTTACATTCTTTGCTGTGGCCATTAGAGCGTCAACATTAAAGGTCTCAGGGTTTGATGGGTCATATACTTTAAGCAATGCCTCCATATCAACACCTTGCCCTTGCAAGAACTCATACATCAATCCTATAGAGGTGTTAGCGCCTGATAGCTGAGCCGCATCCCTATCCGTTACCACGCCAGGAGAGATTAATCGAGCCACGTTCATGATGCCGGCGTTTATCGCACCTCTGTTCCCTGCCCGCATTTCTTTCTCAAGTCCTACCACCTTATTAAACGCAGTAGTAACCTCGTCAATCCCTTTATTTAACCCCTGGGCTTGCTCGGCAATCTTTCTTAGCATCATTGATTTTGTTTCTGGGTCTATAAACTCTTGACCCTCCTGCATCCCAATAACAGTCTGAGTCCCATCTTTATTTATTATGACATCGCCATACTTCCCAATTGTCGGAGCTGCCGGTTGAGCTATCGCACCTATAGACTGACCTGATCTGATTACGTTATCCAGGTATCTACTGAACGCATTCATGTCGCCAGACTGATAGAGCTGAATCATCTCTTGGGTGTGTTTAGGATCTACCGGGACGCCCATATCATTGAATCGCTGGATCTGAGCCAAACGGTCCTGGAGGATTGAGCCGGCCATCTCTGGGTTAGCCCTCATCATTGCAGCATCCTTGAACAGAGTCATCCTGCGCTTCTCTGCTAGGTCCTCGTTCTGTAACATCTGGGCGCGTTCCATCTGCTGCCGCTGTTGCTGCTGCTGTAAGAACTGTGGCGCCTGGCCCTGGAATGCCGCGCCTATGCCCTGTAGGGCTGTAGATAGGTCTGCCATGTTTTAACCCTTAAAAATTTAGGATGCTAGATTGAAAACCAATAGGCTGATTTGGAACCACGCCAACAGAGGTGGATACAGGTGCAGGAGTGTTTTGCTGCTGTCCACTTAAGTATGCGCCTATGCCACCAGCCTGGAATGCCTGTCCTATTTGAGCACCGTAATCAGGAGAGAATATTGGCGCGTTAGGCACACCTGCTAGCTGTCCTCCTATTCCTGATTGTAGGTTAGCCATGTTTGTAGAGTAAGCCTGTTGGGCCTGAGCCTCTGTTAGAGCTCCACTCTGAACCATGTTCATCAGCATTTGACGCTGAGAGTCAGCCATCGATGCGATGTCACGGCCTTGGCCTGAGTAAATTCCGCCGAGCGCAGATGCCGCTTGGGCGTATTGATTTGCTAGCTGCTCTCCTGCCCTAGTCCTACCCTGGGCTAAATTGACGCCAAGATTAGACACAGTGCTTACAGCGGGAAGACCGGTGCTTAAACCGTAATTGGAAAGCTGGCTTCCCAGATTTGTCCTGGTATTTAATTGGTTGATGCCGAGGGTGTTGGCTATATTTGCCAAATTTTGCCCTTGGGTCATGTATGTATTTAAACCTGACATACCCTGCTGCTGGGCTAAATTCGCAAGATTTTGACCACTTGCTTGGGCAATATTAGCCCCTTGAGTGCCTTGAGCCTGAGCAATGTTAGACAGATTCTGGCCTTGAGATTGAGCAACATTAGCAAGATTCTGACCTTGTGATTGCGCTATGTTAGCACCTAGCGTTCCTTGCTGTTGTGCTAGATTGGACAGATTAGCGCCTGTTGCTTGCGTCATGCCTGAACTGCCAGTGCCAAGAGCCTGAGCAAGTTGAGCAAGGTTTTGACCACGGTTTTGAGCAATATCAGCACCCGCAGTGCCTTGCAATTGCGATAGTCCAGCTAGCTGCTGTCCTTGGCTTTGTGCAAGATTAGACAGATTTTGACCAGCTCCAGTGCTAATGCCAGCAAGATTCTGGCCTTGTGCCTGTAGTGCTTGTAAGTTTGTAGCGCCTTGCTGCTGGGCTAGATTGGCTAGATTCTGCCCACCAGATGTGGCTATGTTTGCCGCACTGCCTGTGGCGCTTAAGCCTTGACCTGAGAGGTTAGCAAGGTTTGCTATTTGATTTTGTAGCTCAGTAGAAGCCAATCCCTGACCAAAGCGAGTAAGCTCTTTAAGGACGTTTCCACCCCCAATACCGCCACCAGCAGCAGCTCCAGCCATAGCCGATCTTTGCCCTTGCTCTTGCAAGAACTTCATCTGCGGAGAGTTGTTAAAGGCTTCGTTGAAAGCGTCCTGGCCTAACGCACCAGATAAGGCTTGCTGCATTTGCAGAGCATTAGTGCCAGCTTGTTGGTAAGGGTTAAACATTCCTTCCGCACGACCAAATGAGCCAGTAATATCCTGACGCCCTTGACCAATCCCTTGATTGAATGCGTTTAACCCCTGAGCCGTTCCTTGTTGTATCTGACCTGTGGCTTGCGCTTGTGCTGCCCTAATTGCGTCAGCCGCATTGCCAAAGCCACTAGTTAAATCACCTCTGCCTTGTGTTAAGCCTGTGAGTAGGCGATTGTATGCCTCTGTAGAGCCAGTAGAGATATCACCTCTAGCCTGACCTATGCCTTGCGATAACTGACCTTGAGCTGCGGTTAAGCTGCTTGATAAATCGCCTCGCCCAGTTGCAATGCCTTGATTTAATAAATCTTGAGCCTGAGTTGCGCCAGAAGAAATATCGCCTCTAGCCGTTGTTGCTCCAGTGGTAATATCGCCTCGCGCAGTGCCTGCTGCTGCATTGATTAAATCTTGAGCAGTGGTAGCAGAAGAGGAAATGTCACCTCTAGCAGTCGTGATTCCTGCGTTAAGAGCCTCTAACCCAGAAGTAACACCTGTAGTAATATCATCTCTAGCTGTTGCCGCACCAGCAGCCAAGTCATTTAGACCTATTTGAGTTTGACCAGTTAGATCGGTTCGGCCTGCTTGATTAATAGTATCAAGCAGTTTTATTGCATCAGCCGCACTACCCGTTAGGGCTGTTTCTGAGCCAGCTAAACCTGTTGGGATATTGTCGCCATTACGACCGTAAGTAATATCACTAACGCCGCCAGTTAGGTCAGCGCCAGCAGACATATTCGTGCCAGTGTTAGCCGATGTTACCGTCGAAGAATATGGGCTAGAAACAGTGCCGTCATCGTTTACTGTGTAGCCATATTTATCTACAAGAATCTGATCTACAGCGCTTAAACCACCAGTGCCGCCAGTATCATCTATAGAGGCATCGCCAAAGCCAAAATTACCGCTTGTATCGCCTACAGTAACGCCACCAGTGCCGTTCATCTCATCCATGACACGGTTAATGTCATCTTCTGATACTTTAAACTGATTAGCTGCTTGAGCTACGGTGATGTTTCCATCATCTATCTGCTTCTTAACTTTCTCAGCATCGCTCATGTTGTAGCTAGAGTCTGCCGCAACATCACTTAAAATACTGTCTACAATCTGCTCTTCGCTCAGACCAGTGTTGTTCTTTAGGTAGTCAGTAACATCAGTGACAGGAGCATCAAAATACTTGGCTACCTGTGGAGCTGTAGCAACACCAGCGACTACTAAAGACTCTAGCTTTTTAGTTTGCTCTGGCGTGAAATTACCTTTTGCGTAAGTTTCTTTTGGAACTCCGCTAATCACTTCCATCGTATAACTTTCGTCTACGTTAAAGTGCTTGCTAACATCAGAGACGTTTAGCTTGCCAGCATTCATTAATCCGGTAATCGTTTCTACTTGATCTTGAGTGTAATTACCCGTGGCAGGGATAGACTTCATTATTTCTTGAGCAGATTGGTTATTGATGTTTTCAATAGCCATGCCTTCAGTAGACATGCCTAAACCCGCCGCAGCGTAGTTAGGAGTCACGCCAAAGTTTCTCGCTACCTGATCAAGACTAACCGCTCCAGAATCAACCAATCCTCTAACTTGATCTATTTCTTGCTGAGAGTAATTATTGTCTACAGCAATGCCAGCTAAGGGGCTTGGCGCTGGTATTTGTGGCATAAATTGATCAATAGGCAATGCGCCTATTTCTGGCGTTGCAGCCAGAGTAGCGGCGGCATCATCTACCATGCTAGCAGGAACGCCTAAGGTATTAGCTAAGTCGGCATTAGACATACCAGTCGCAGCCGCTTCTCTGAACGCATTTCTTTGCAAGCCTTCAGGTATTGGCTGGCCCTGGCTAATGAGGCTTTGAATTTCTTGAATAGCAGCCATTCTTATCGCTCCTGCCCAGAGTTAAGTATTTTGCTCATTTGCTCAGACGTAACTAGCTGAGAGGTTTGTGCCGGCTGCATAGCCTCTTGCTTGCCGTAATTATCGTAGTGCCACTTAGCATAGCCTTCCAGGGTCCTAAACTGAGGGTCACCGCCGGCGATAAGCTGGTCCTTCAGTCTAGCGTAGTCCGTCGCAACGTCTGGGCGCTTGCGGAGATACTCTTGCGTATCGAACGCAGTAAAAGTAGTTTGAGCTGTATCACCAAAGTCAGGCGCTTGAATAGGCTGAAACTGAAGGCCCTGGGGAGAAGTCAATCCAGACAATGCGTTAAAATTAACCGGCACATTTTGAGGCTGAAGGGCGCTATAGTCGATATCCTTTCCCAAAATAGCGTTTCGCTGCCCCATCAGCCCAGCAAGAATCGACTCTTGGGCCATGCGGTCCCCTGATTGCATTTGCTCAATCATAGGCCTGAACGTAGATCCAGCCATCCCAAGGTTCTGATTAAGAGCCTGTTGTCGGATGTCTTGCGCTTGTTGGTAGCCAGGCAACAAAGCTCCTGATGCTCTGTTTCCGTACTGCTGAATAAGCCCCATGTTAGCCTGGCGTTGGGCCTCAGCTTGCTTCGCTGCATCCTTCTGAGCTTTGTTGCCCAGTATCGAACCACCAAGACTCGCTGCGGTCATTGCAATAGTTAACGGATCCATTTTATCGCCCTACTTAAATTTAGTTAATTTTAGCATACTTAGACTGCGACCCACCCCTGCGAGGTATCGCCGCCGATATCTGGTTGCATCTTCCTGTACTCTATCGATCCTGTGGACCCGGTAGAGTTTATGTACAAACTGTACTGCCTAGCCTCTACCACGCCCTCTGGTGAGCCCACTCCCACTATAGGGATGCTTAGGCTTGCGTCCTGGGTGAACTGTCTAAACGGTTGAGCCATAGTCCCATCAGGCTGGACGATAGGCTGCGCCTGGTTAAGTCTAGGACCGGTCACTTATCACCACCAATAATATTAGCGGTTAACTGTATTATTACAGGCTTGACCGCATCCGTTAGAGTGAATCTAAATATCTCAAACCTGGAAGCTCTGCCGTTCCTGCGCCATATAGCCCTGCGGCTGTACTCGCCAATCTTGCCTATGCTGCGAGAGATAGGTCCGCTCCAGGTCTTGCCGTCCTTGCTTCTCTCTAACGTAATCTGAGGGTCGGGGGCGTCAGTGTTACCCACCCCTGATTCAACCGTGAGCTCTAGAGTAGGGAAAAACACCGACTGCATATTGTTCTGGAAGGGCTGTGTAGCGACGCGCCTAATGATTATATTCTCGTATTCTGTGTACACGTCCGGGTTTAGCTCACCGATCCTGCCGTCAATAACGTCACCGCAGATAACCTTGTTGTAAGCCTTAACGATCGAGGACACCCTGAGAGCTCCTAGGGAGCCGTCTAAGAGCGACTTCCTCTCATGCCACCTCTGAGATGTCGTATCGTATACAAGCGTTGTAGAGGGCAGTGAGAAGCCTATAAAGTATGCTCCCTTGCTTGCGTATGCCCATGAGTAAATGTCTGCCACCTGGCTCTGTGTGAGTGTAGACAGCAAAGAGTCTATCGCAGTCGTTGATATCTTGACTGTACTGTTACCGTTAAGAGCCCAGATTGCCGGACCCTCGTTCTCCCCGCCGCCAACCCACATAAACGTGTCCTGGGCGTTAACGAGAGAGAATGGCGAGTAGCATCCTTTCTGGAGGAATAGTCCTGTCCTGCTAAACGGGAAGTCAGCACCACCGATATTCTGGAAGGCCTCGAAGGTCTCGCCACCAGAGATGAATAGCTGATTCTTATAGACCACCGGGGCAACAATGTCGTCCGGGTCCGATTCAGCCGTGCCAAAGTCTAGGGCGTTGTAAGAGAGCCCGTCGTTGATTGCGGAAACAATGAACTTCTTGGAATCTGTGGTAACCAGAAAATAGCCATCAATAAATACGACGAATTGAGGAGCTCCATTGGCAGTAAAGTCCGTGTCTGTTATCTGGGCGAATGTATCGGCCACATGGTTATAGATATACCCGTTTCCACCAGGGGCCAGGATCATTAGCTGGGTGCCGTTATCTGCCATCGATAACCTGCCCGTGCCTGCTACATCACCTATGAACGTGAGGGCGTATGTCGCAACACCATCCGTAACCGTTTCGTCCAGGCGATATAACCTGGTTCCGTTAACGAAGTAGGGCTTGCCGGCCATCTCGTGACCGCCCCGGTTCTCGTTGTCCAGGGTTCCAGATGTTGCAAGTTGCGTAAGCCCTGGAGTGCCGAACAGCGTCTCAGGGCTTAGTGCTTGCCCCTGGGCGATGTTTGGATACCAGTTGGTGCACTCCTGCGCTGAGATCGGCAGAGAGTCACTTACATAGAAACCATTCGCTATAGGTAACTGAGTTACAGGCATCTAAGAGACTCCGAACAAACAATCCACTACAGTTATATCGCTTGTATCTGAGTCATTAGCAACAAAGACCTCAAGGTAGTCTGAGGCAGCCATAGAGACGTTAAAGAACGTCCCAACATTACCTATAGCACTTCCTGTAACCGCTCTTGTCAGCTTTGAAGCAGTTAAAACTGACCCATTCTTGGCAATGTAAACCGCAAGGTTGTCCGTTCCGCTACCGGCGTGAGAAAACGTAATAGACACGTTTGCAGACACCACCTCAGTAGTTGAGCCAGTGTAAGTTAATCTCCCGGTGGTATTGCCTGTAAAGTTAGATTCAGTTTGCACGACCCAAGTGCCTGCAACCTTGACCGCTGTGCCTTGCGTGCCAATTGTCGTAGCAGTGGAATTACCCTGCATTGTTACCTGAGAATATATCTGATCGGCAATAGAGGTTATTTCTATACCGCCGTTATTTACCGCTTGGACGCTAATACCTGAGCCAGCGACAATGCTTGCAATCGTCGGAGATGCTGCGGTTGTGTTTAATAAGATAGGCAGACCATCAGCATTAGCCGTGAAGTTGTGGCTAATCTTAGCCCCGTTCTCGGCAGATACAGAGGTAACTATGCCTGGTCCGTTCTCAAGGTTGCGGATCTGATTGATAGTGCCATCAACGTCCAGAATAGCCGTGCCTGTAACAGCCCCCTCCTGAACGATAGTCCCGGTAACACCCAGGCCGGTTACAAAGTCGTTGTAGGCAATCTTGTAGTTCGTGCCATTAACAACATAGTCCAAATAGCTGTTAGCCAGGACCGTGCTCTGTTGGACAAACTCGCTCTTCTTTCTGCCCTGCGCTCTATCCACCATTAGTATTTAGCTCCAAACCAATTGCGCCAGTTGTCTCGGCAAGTATCTCTGCCTCTGAGGCGTCGTAGAAGTGTCCTGGGTAACCGTACACCGTGTCCTCGTTGCCTGAGCCGACGGGCAGGGTAGATGGGTTCTTAGTTGCCGCTATACGCTGTCCCAATAACCTCATGGTCTGGAATCCATCACGCGCAGCCCTTACCAGGCCGTCTGAGATTACACCACCGTAGTCGGGTGAGACCTCAATCGCCAGGTTGGCAATTAGCCCTCGAAGCGCACCAGTTGGGATGGTTACCTGGTCACCTAAATCTGTGACGACGGTATAACCTAGGCTTATTCCAGATGCGTCGAGCTGTGCCATGTAGTTGTTCATGGCGAATATAAAGTCCTGGTATTCGTCAGCCTCTAATGGGGCCTCAGATGCCTGGACTAGAATTCGTTGTAGTGCCGCCTTAGCGACCTGAGCGACAGTAGCCATTACTCGTATGTTGCTCCCTTAGCCTTAGCCTTTTTCTTCTTCTTCATAGCCTTGTCAGCCGCCGCCTTGCCTTCTTTCGTGTAGGGATATTTCTTTCCGTCAACCATTGGCATAAGTCACCTCACTCAAATGTTGCTGTTTTGGCAGATTGCTTAAAAGATTTAGACGATGGAGCACCCTTGGATCCAGGCTTGCGCATTCTCTCAGGGGTTCTGCCTTCAGCCTTTTGCCGCTTAATGCGCTTGCGCTTCTTGTGGATGTTAGCGTATAGACCGTCACTCATAAGTAGCACTCTTCTTGCCCTTACACTTCCAGCGCTTTCTGGATAGTCGTAATGGGCTGTTAGGGTCCCGTGCAGCTTCTGGATGATCTTTCATCTGACCGGCTGATCGAGCACAATATGCGTCACCCTTCTTAGTACCAGGGCGAACTCGTGAACCGCCACCCTTTGCCTTTCCAGCCTGGCCATAAGAGACCTTCTTGCCGGATGCGGTGACCTTTACTTTTGCCTTGCCTTTGCTTGGTTTTGCCATAAAGAATCAGGGGGCCGAAGCCCCCATCCTCAGTCAGTCGCTAGACCCCAAAGCCTTTTCCGGCAAACAGGGGGTTAAATGTGGCGTACGCCGGCAAGAGATCGAAACGAATCTTTTGCGTGTTAGCGTCACCGTCTGCGTACTTAGATACTCGGATTGACATACCGTCGCTAGTAGTAGCGATAGTGTCAGTTGAGTAGAGCTTAGGCAGCTTAACAGTACCCATACCGAACGCTTGCTTCGTGTAGAAGAGGTTAGGCTGGTACAGAGTTGAAGCAGCACCAAGGATCGTTACAACCGCATCTTCTGCAGGAGCAGCGTCTACGTTATTGTACTGACCGTT